GACAGGAACTGTTAATCAGCAGCCAAGCCTTGAAAAAGGAAGGTCCAACGATCATCCCGAAAGGGAGTACACTTTAAGCAAAGTGGAAGCGGAGGAAACCCGAAAGGGTTGTGATATGATCTGATCTGCACAGTCGAATGTGCAGCTGCTTAAAAGCGGGGTAGAATTTGCGAAGCTACCTGAACACAATGAAAGACGAGAAGTTTCGAGGTGTCAACGCTCCAATACCGGTGTATTACACTCGTCCTCAAGGACGATCTGCAACTTTTGCCACTGCGCAATCGGCTGCAAGTGCTTCTAAGATCGGTGAATTTCTATTAACCCGAAAAGCAAACTATGGAGTAGCCACAATTAGTGGTGAGGCCGTGGCAGCTAGTGAGGGTGATAGGTATAGTTTCCTTAAAAGTTAGGGCGATTATATAGCAATATATAATATGAACTTCGTGAATTGCTGGAAAAGCAAGATCTGCCAATCAGCAGCCAAGCCCTTAAGGAGGGAAGGTCCAGAGACTATCCGAAAGGAGTACAGCCAAGTGGCTGGAAGCGCGAGGCAACCCATGTGGTTGAAGATATAGTCCGATCTGTACAGTTGAATGTACAGCTGCTTAATTGCGGTCCAGAATTAACGAATCTGGATGAACATAATGTAACGCTATGACCACCGAAATTGACGGTGTGATGAGAAGTGTAGGAGATTCAATTTCAAGAAACCTTTTCCGTGACGGTTCCGGTGCAATTGGAAGAGTGAATAATGGTTCTTTTTCAACAACTGCACTTGACCTGGTAACAGACATGGACAGTCTTAATTTTGAAGTCGGAATGGTTCTGCAAGTATCTGGAACCAAGTCTGGCGGATCTGTTAGGTCTGGTACATTAACTGTTTCTGCAGTCAACCGTGGCGCAGCATCAAACCAGATTACCATGAGTGGTAATTTAAGTGGATGGTCCTCAGTTGCACAAAATGATTATATTTACCAAAGTGGTGATTATGATGGTGCGCTGACCGGACTTGAAGGATGGCTGCCAGCAACGGCACCGTCTTCAACTGCGTTCTTTGGTCAGGACCGTACTGCAGATATTTCCCGCCTCTCAGGACAACGCTATGACGGCAGCAGCGGTACGATTTTGGAAGCACTCATTGAAGGAAGTGCTCTTGCAGCCAGGGAAGGAGGTTCCCCATCGCATATGTTCTGCAGTTTCGCTGATTTCGTGAGCATTGAAAAAGCCATGAACAGTCAAGTCCAGCGGGAAGTCAAACAGAGTGATTCCGTTTCCGGTTATCGGTCCCTGGAATTTTATGCACCTCACGGTGTCGTAAAAATTGTTCCAGATAAAGACTGTCCTGGAGGAACTGCTTATATGCTTCAGATGGACACTTTTTCGCTTATGAGTATCGGATCTTGCGTACAGCTCACTGAGCTTGACGGAAACCGTGTTCTGAGACAGTCTGCAGACGATGGCATCGAGGTGCGTGTTCACTCGTACTCTCAGCTGGCGTGTACTGCTCCTGGCAAAAACTGCGTTGTAACCTTACCATAAACGAAAGGGGGCAATATGGCAGAAAAAATCTTCTTTGATATGCAGGCGTTAAATCCTCATGTCAAAATTGTTTGCGGATCATTTAAGCCAAACGGCACCAGTGCAGTAGATAACACTGCAAATACTGGTGCAGGATGGACTGTAGCCAGAGGGGGTGTGGGAATATTCACAGTCACTTTGGGTGACACATATCCAGGCGTTTTATCAGCAACGTGTTCCGTAGCTCTGAATGCAGTTGCAGATACAAAGGTCCAGTTTGGGGCAATTGATGTTGCATCAGCTAAAACAGTTGTGATTAATGTAATCACTACTGCAAGTGCAGCTGACATTGCAGCAAACGCAAATAACCGTATTCACTTTTGTTTAGTCCTACGCAACACTGATATGACCAAATAAGGAGGTTAATATGATGAGTGGAGGAAAAGACGCAGCCATGATTATTTTGGGAAAGGGTAAGAGTAAAAGAAACTCTGAACCTGATGAAATGATGGATGAAGAAGATGAATACGAAGATGAAGAAATGGAGGAGTATTCCGATGAACAGTATGAAATGGCAGATGAACTAATTTCCGCTGTAAAAGGTGGGAACAGTGAAGCTGTCCTGGATGCTATTCACGGAATATACAATAGCTATTGAAGGTAGAGTAATGGCTGATATTGTAAGTTTAAGTGAGCTGCGCCTGTTATCGCAGCAACGTGCAGACATGGAAAATTCGCAATTCATCACAGATGATGAGTGGCGCAGGATGTTAAACAGAAGTTATGCAGAGCTGTATGATCTGATAGTAACATCAGCAAACAGTGAAGATTACTTCTTAAAGTCCGGTACAATTTCTTTGGTCAGTGGGACTTCAACTTATGATCTTCCAACAGATTTCTACAAAAGTCGCGGGGTGGACCTCAATACCGGTGGTAGTGTGGTCCCCCTAAGACGATACAATTTTAGTGAGCGCAATGTGGGAGGACTATATGCAACTGCATCCGATATGCGCTACCATATCCAATCAAATTCAATTGTTTTCAATCCAAAACCAAGCAGTGCAGATACAGTCACAATTTACTACATTGCTTCACCCAGGAAATTTTTAGAATACACAACAACTGCAATTGGCAGAGGATCAACTACCCAGTGGACCATTGGCACAAATACCTTTCAGGTAGGTGATTTATTAGATGGAGTTGGATTCCTGGCAGATGATTATAATGTATTGCAAACGGTTACTGCAGTGGCAGCAGCAACTATTAATACAGACCTAAATTCAACTGGTCTTGCAGATCCATCAGTATTTGGATCTATTGAATCGAGGTACGATTTCTACAGTGGATGGGATGAATATGTAATTGTGGCAACTGCGATGTCTGCACTCATTAAAGAGGAAGCAGATGTGTCTGCACTTTTTGCAGTAAAGCAGCAGATCCAGGATCGTATTATTGCAGTCTCAGAGATGAGGGATCTGGGTGAACCCACGACTGTAACAGATGTAAGTAATTACAATTCACTCTGGAACACGGCAACAGCATGAGTAGGATTTCATTTACTCAGCTGTCAACCGGATCACCGGCAACTGACCAGGTACAGGGTTACATTGCAACGGCCCTGAATCCGCTTTTTCAGCTGCCTTTTGCTTCTGGCAACCGTGTGCAGGACCAGGAGATAACAACTGCAGATACAGTTGTGGATCATGGACTTGAGCAAGCACCAGAGGGGTGGATTATTTTAAAGCAGAATGCAGCCCAGGTAATATATGAATCAGCAACAGTAAATGACTTTCCAGAAACTACAGTCATCCTGAAAGCAGGAGGAACTGTAACAGCAGATTTATTTTTTTTCTAAAAAAATACTATGGCAACAGCAGGGACAAACATCACATCACTGGCAAAACCGGCAGTTGGAGTAACAGTAGGTCCAACGTGGGCTACTGACCTCAACACAAGTATTGATGCAGTTGACAATCACGATCACAGCACTAATAAAGGAGTGAGAATAACACCAGCTGGATTTAATATTAATGCAGACCTGGAGTTTAACGAAAACAGTGCAACAGAATTAAAAAATGTCATTTTTGACAGCAGCGTTACAGCTGCCACAACAAGTTATTCACTTTACCAGGCAAGCGGAAATTTATATTGGCGGGATGGCAGTGGAACCGCAATACAAATTACATTGTCCGGTTCTGTTAATTCGGGAGCAGGTTCCATATCGGGGATGACCGGAACTGATGCAGGAGCATCATATGCAGATGGTTCCAAGACATTTAATTTCTTCACGGACAGTGGCAATGGAGACTATGGAAAAATGGCTCATGCAGACTTGCTGTTGTTCAAATACACAAATAATAATTCCACTGATACAGATTATGTAACTATTGCAGCCAATGCAAACGTAAGTGGTGCATCTGGAACAATATATGTACCATCAGAAAACGGTACTTTTCTTACTACTGCCACATCCTATGCAACAGCTGCAATCAATATTGCAACTTCTGCATCCAACTATCCAATCAATCTCAAACCACATGGAACTGGTCATGTTGTGATTGGTAATGGAGGTGCAACCGGTAAGCTCACTTCCAATGGTGCGTATGATCTTATCCTGGACACAAACTCAGGTAGTTCAAGTTCTAGCATTGCCATTGTAGATGCAGCAAATGGAGATATAAAATTTATTCCAAATGGTACTGGAAAAATTCTGGTAGGAAGTGGAAGTGCAGCTGGTGTAGTAACTTCCAGTGGTGCGCACGACATAACCGTAAGTACAAACAGTGGGACCAACAGCTCATATATCACCATTACAGACGGTGCAAATGGAAACATTAACCTGGTTAATAATGGTACTGGTGAGGTTGTAATCGGCAGCGGATCTGCTTCAGGTAAGATTACAACTTCAGGTGCGCATGATCTTGTGCTGGACACCAATGCAGGTTCTTCAAGTTCAAGCATAACAATCACAGATGCTGCCAATGGTGACATTACCCTTGCTTGCAATGGAAGTGGGGATATTGAGTGCAGCAGTGATGTTAAAACATCAACAAATAAAAAGATTTATTCAAAGGGAAACTGTGTTCAGACAAGTTTCCATTCGTCATTAGTTTTTGGATATTAAACGATTGATATTATTAACAATTTTGTAGGAGATCGAAAATGGCAATACCCACAGCAAGTGGAACGGAAATTTTAACAAGTGTATGGTTAGAGGATGTAGATGATACAGAACAATTAGCGATTACTGGCGTTGAGAATCATATATATACTGTACTTGGATTCACGATTTGTGAGTCAAGCAGTGCCACAAGAGAAATAAGTGTTTATCTGTATGGGAGAGATTCAGGTGAAAGTGCTGCAAATAATCAATATATAGCACTTTTGAGAGATTATTCAATGAAATCAAAGTCAACTTTCTCTTGGAATGATAGGTTCTCTTTTCATGGGTTTGGAAGTAATGGTGGAGCACAAAGTTTACGTTTTCAAGGAAGTGCTTCTTCAGCATTTGATATACAAGTAACTTATGTTGATCAAAACTGGACTTAAGGAGTTAGCATATGACAGGAATAATTAATTCGGCAGGATCTAGGTCTGGTGTCATCAGCACACATGAACTGGATTATGAAGAAGGTTTTCACACTGTGACTATTGCAACATCGTCAAGTGGCACAGTAGCTATTGATGCGAGTTCCGATCAATTATCTTATACTAAAATTGGCAGATTAGTTACGGTAACTGGGGGTTTTATTGTTGCTGCTACAGGAACAAGCTCACCAGTAGGTTATTTCAAAATTTCAATGCCATTCGCAACTGCAAATGAAACGGAATCATCAAGTCGAGCGTGTGGTTCTATCATTGTAGGGGATGGTGCAAGTGCTGACAGTTCAGAGTACGGTGCAGTCGGTTATCAAAACGAAGCTTGGTGTCGAGTTTATTTATGTGATCAGACGGGACTGGGAGCCGATTCAGCACAACAATTAGCGAGTGGTAGTGTTCATATTTTTTTAACTTTTAGCTATTTCACAGTATAAATAAACATGGCATTGACATTAGATAGAATAGAAGTAGTCACCGATTACAAACATCTCCAAATTAGAGAGATTACAGATACAGGTGGATACCATCGGAGAGTTATAGAATGTAATCAGACTCTTGCAGATGATGAACACCAAGAGATAAAGGACAAAGCAGAAGAGTTATGGACTGATGAAGTTAAGACTGCATGGACAACTTTTCAGGCAGAACAAGAATAGCAATAAATGAAAAAACTATCCCTGGATGAACAATTAAAAAAAGCAGACCAGGAACTGGAATCAATATCCACAACTATAAATGAATTAGCAACGCGCCAGCAGCGTTTAATCGGTTACAGACAATGCCTGGTTGACATGAAGGAAGGTAATGCCACTCCAAAAAACCCTGGTTCCAGTTGATATTGTTGCAGGATTGGACACAAAGAATGATCCAAAACTCACGCCTAAATTAACTGATCTGCAGAATGGCAGGTACACTGTTGGCAGCCAGATCTCAAAACGCCTGGGCTACACTGCACTTTCCCAGGATATTTCAGGTTCAACTGATATATTATCTTCTGGTGAGGGATTAACATCCTTTCAAGATGAACTACTGGAATTTTCTGGTTCAAAACTTTACAGTTATTCTGAATCAGTTGCACGCTGGATTGACAAAGGCGGGTTTCAGTCTGTAAAGATAGATTCTGATGATATAATCAGAAACACTTCTGAATGCAAAAACCAAGACAGTTGCGTTGCATCCGGCCTGCAACTTTTTGCCTGGGAACAATACTCAAGTGCAGGGGTTTTGGAGGGAATATTCGCCTCAGTTTTGGATTCAGTTTCTGGCGGTATGATCCAGGCTGCAACTTTGATTGATGCAACAGCAATTAATCCCAGGTGTGTACGTTTAGGCCCAAATCCCACCCTCTGTTACATCGACACTTCTGCATCTCCACATTTGCTGAAATGTGTCCAGGTGGATATTAATAATCCAGTTGCATTTAAAGCTGCAAATACAATTTCATCAGTAGTTAATGCTACAAATCCAGTTTATGACGTTGCAATTTATTCAGATAATGTAAATGTTGGCAACGGTATTTTTTGCTACAACAATTCAGGTGTAACGAGAATTGATGTTGGTTATCTGACAACAGAGGGTGTACTAGGTACACCAGGGTCTGGTTATCCTACGGTTGTAACAATTTTATCTACCAATGCCACTGACTGTATTGCAATTTGTGCAGATAAAGTTAACACAGCAGCAGCAGAAGAAGAAAGAATTTATGTTGGATATGCTTCAACAGGTTCATCAGCAGGGTTAAAAATTAAACGTCTTGAAAGTATATTGACGGTGGAAGCTACCCACACGGTTGAAGGAACTGCAACTTTAATTGATGGTGCATCAATGATGGTCACGCAGGCTGGAGATTTGCAGATAGTCTACACGCTCAATGCTACGAATACTTATGATCACCAGGTAAAAGGCGCACTTTATAATATAACAAGTGATTCTATGGGAGCAGCTGCAGTTATCAAGCGCAGTGTGGGGTTAGTCTCAAAACTATGGGAATATGACTCAGAAAAATATTTTATTGCAGTCCATGATTCTAGTCTGCAGCCAACTTATTTTGTAATCAATACAGATGGACTTATTTCTGCAAAAATTCTACCTGGAACTGCAGCTACACTTCCTGCCAAGTTTCTTGCTTCTGTAGATTCATCAGCAACTGGTATTTTCAAATATGGTGGTCTGGTCCGTACCAGGTTGACAAGTAAAAATAATGACCTGTATTCACTCACTGGTGTTTCAAATATCATGGTTGATTTTACATCAGTTGAAAGATTTGAATCTGCAGAATTAGGAGGTAATCTGCATATTGGAGGTGGATTTGTTTCAATGTATGATTCACAGCAGATTGTCGAACTGAATTACCATTTGTATCCAGAAAATATTAGTGCAGCAGTCAATAATTCTGCTGGATCTCTGGCAGCAGGTACTTATCTCTACCAGGTAATCTGGATCTGGACTGATGCCAAAGGACAGGACCATCGAAGCGCACCATCAGTGGCAGTTTCAGCTGCACCCTCTGGTGGATCTTCAACTGTAACACTCACAATACCTTCCCTGCGCCTGACTCAGAAAACAGATGTAATTTGTGAAATTTACAGAACCGTTACTACAGGCAGGCTATTTTTCAAGATTGGCACAGTGGCAAATAACACAGCAGCAGATTCGGTTTCTTTTGCAGATGCAGGTGCAATTTCTGATGCAAATTTAGTTGCAAAAGAGAGTCTATACACTAACGGTGGAATCATTGAAAACATACCACCACCTGCTTCATTGATACTGACACCATACAAAAACAGGCTTGTTTGTGTATCTTCTGAGAATCCCAAAAAACTGATATATTCAAAAAACAGAATACCTCTAGGTCCAGTGGAATTTTCAGATGTTTTCAGCATTGTTTTGAACAAGGCAACCAGGATTACAGCACTTTCTGAATTTGACCAGAAACTGATAATATTTGAACCAAACCAGATATTTTACATCACAGGTAACGGACCAAACAGTACCGGTGCGCAAAATGATTTCAGTGCAGCAAATTTGGTTACTGGAGATGTGGGATGCAGCAATACTAACAGTCTTGTTTTAATGCCGTTGGGTTTAATGTTCCAATCAAACAAGGGCATATATCTTTTAGACCGTTCTCTGCAGACTATTTATATTGGGGCCGAGGTGGAAGCATATAACTCTCTTACAATTACATCAGCAGAACTGATACAGAATGAAAACCAGATCCGTTACCTCACCAGTGATGGCAGATGTTTAGTTTACGATTATTTCTATGGGAAATGGTCAACCTGGACAAATCACGAAGGACAGGGAGGAACAATCTGGAACAGCAATGGGGATTACGTATATTTACGGACCGATGGGCGCATATTTCAGCAGTCAAGTTCCAGCTACAAGGATGATAACGATCCAATAGAAATGAGCCTGACCACTTCCTGGGTAAAAACCGGAGGTATCCAGGGATTCCAGAGAATACGCAGGGCATTGGTCCTGGGAGATTTCAAAAGCACCCACACCCTGCAGCTGGAAATTGGACACGATTACCAGGATTACTTCAATGAGCTGCACAAATTCAACTACATAACAGACCTGGAAATTATCGAGTATGGAGATTCTAGCCCATACGGTGATGAGGGTTATTTTGGAACAAATTCTGGTGTTGCAGATGGAGTCTACCAATTTCGTGCGCACTGCAAAAAACAGAAATGTCAGAGTGTGCGTTTCCGAATATCTGATACAGAAGAAGCAATTCCAGGTCAAGCCTATTCTATTTCTTCACTGATGCTTGAGGTGGGTGTCAGATCTAATTCTATGAAACTTCCACAGCAAAAACTAACATGATGAATCAAATGGGGGGCCAATCCCAATTCAGTGACGAAGATCTCAGAAAACTTGCAATACTTCTCCAGCAGATGCCTGCAAATGAAGGTCTGGCATCAGTCACTCAAAATGAAACACAGTTGATGAAGGATTATGGTGGTTCAGGTACGCCTTTGCCTGGAACAGAAGGACTTGGACCAGATGGTGGTCTGGTGCAGAGTTTTCAACCACCAGGTGGTGGTGCAACTTCAGAAGGTAGTGGGAGAGATGTTGGTGGAGGAAGTACAAGTGGTGGTTCAAGAGGTGGTGATTATGGACAATCTGGTGGCGCATCTACAGGAGGACATGGTTCACATGAGGGTGCAGCTCAACCAGGTTACACTGGCACTCAACATCCACAAGGACCAGGTCCACAAGGTTTCACAACTGGAGATTCAAGTATAACAGGGACAGGCCCAGGTCCAGGTGCTTCAGGTGGTGGTCAACCATTTTTCGACCCCCATCAGCTGGGACTGGTGGAGGATGAGGGTGAATTACAAGAAACCTTTGGAGGTGGAACAATAACTCACCCAGATGGAACTGTTGAATCGGGTGGAGTAATAATTCACCCAGATGGAACTGTTGAATCTGCTGGAGATGGAACAGGAGGTACAACAACAGCTGCAACAGTTGCAGTTGCACCTCCAACATACAAGGACAAAAACGGTAATGAGTATGATTCCCCAGATAAAGCAAATAAAGCAAATATAACGATTGATGCTAATATTGCTATAATTGAAGGTTTGGATCTAACAACAGATGAAAACTTTAAAAGTTGGATGTTAAATAATAAAGACAGCTACCCTGTTCCACCAAATTCTGCAGCATCACTGGAGGATGCATTTAACAATGCCAAACTCAAGGCAACTGATGCTGCTGCTGTAGAGTTGCCAAAAATGGTTGAGAACATGAATATTTATCTCAGCAAAAATGGCGCAGCTGTTCCGTATGATGAATGGGCTAAAACTTATCCAAAACCAGCAAATTTATCAGAAACTACTATGCGTACAATGTATGCAAAGGCAGTTTTCAAAGCTGAAAGAAAGGAAGCATTTACACTGACAACTGAAGAGCTGGAAAGTTGGATGAGACCACCTGTTGTGATTGCAACTGCAGACAACTTTGAAGAGTGGTGGGAAGGTAAAAAAGGTCAGTTTAAGGATGGAACTTTTGATGATAGAGCATTTGCAGAAGAAGCACACGCATCAGCAATTATAGGAGATGCAAAGAAAGTTACAGTTGGTTCGGTCTCAGAGGCAACTGCACCCACATTAGGGACCATTGATGCAGCAGATACTGTGACAGTGGGAACAACTGGAGATGTTTCTGACACAACAGTTGATGCAATTCAGGCAGTGACTGATGCAGACATGGATGTTATTTTTGCAGGAGGTGAAGGTGAGGATGCAACTGGAATTGATACTGCAGAAGCACTACTGATTAAAAGAGTAGAAGGCACTGCAGTAAGTCCAGCAGAGGTGCAGCTGAAGAGAAGTGTGGAGAATAACTTGAGGATGCTTTTGGGGGCCACGGTTGGAGCAGATGTAGATCCAGCCAAGGTAAGACAGCTCAGAAATATCTGGGCAGACATGACTCAGGAGGTGACAGGCAAAGCTGCAGAGATCCGTTCCCAGGAATCTATGGCAGCAGAAAAGGAATTGGTTGCACTCTACCAGGGCAAGTCCACAATGAAACTTCAAGTTAGGCTTGCAAACCTGGAAGTTGAAAAACAGACTGCATTTAAGAATGGTGAGCTTGAACTTGCTGGAAAATTGGCAAATCAGCAGACACGATTAACTGAGGTAATTACGCAAGCAAATATTGATAAAAGTCTCAGTGAAGCAGATCTGAAATCGAGAACAGATGCAATGATTGCACAGGGTACAATGGACCAGGCAACTACCCTTGCAAATCTGCAAGCGAAAAAAGATATTGCAATTGCACAGGGCAAAGCGGATGTGGCACTTTCCGTTGCAAATCTGCAGAAAAATATTTTACTTGCACAAACAAATGTGGAAGTTGCCGTTAAGCAGCGGGCTATGGACGATGCATTAGCAATGGTGGCCTACAAAGGAGAAATGGCATTAATGGGATTGGAAGTTGAGATAGATGTTGAAGAGATGAAGACAGACCTAACCAAGATGGGATTTGAACTCACAAGAGATCTTGCAGAACTGGATGCTGCAACTCAAATAGAGGTTGCAAGATTGGTCGGGGAATATAAAGCTGCAATTAATAGATCCAATAGAGATACACAACGTGAGGCATCTATACTGACTGCAATTGGAACTGCAATTGCTGCTTATGCAGCCTTTTCATCAGACATACGAGCAAAAACAAATATATCACCTGGATCTGGAGAAGTTGAGTCATTCCTGGATGCACTGAACAGTTACAAATATGAGTACAAAGATCCAAATGCACCTGGTTCTGATGCAGGAATGTTTGTTGGAGTAATGGCGCAGGATCTTGAAAAAACGCCTATGGGAGCATCATTTGTCCAGGATACACCCAGGGGTAAGATGGTGGACTACGGACACGGTCTGGCTGCAATCCTGGCTTCACAGGCAAATATTCATGATAGGCTCAAACATTTGGAGGAGGGTTAAGATGGAAATTACAGTACAACCTGGTGACACACTAACATCCATTGCAGCAGCAAATCCAGGGACAACTCCTGTTTCAATTGCAAATGCAAATGGCATTAAGAATATTAACGAAATTACTGTTGGTCAGGTACTCCAAATTCCAGATGTTGCACCAGAAGCAGTGATCCCTGGTGAAGAACCTGGTGAGGTTCCTGAAGCTGTAGAAGCAGAGTTGCTGGAAAAAGTATATTTTGATTCTGAAAAAAAAGGTCAGATGGAGGTGAATATATACGATAAAACAGGCGCACTTGTGACAGGTGGCTATTCTGCAGGCAAATTCACTGGTCCAGGTATTGATGTAAGCCTGGAAGGAGAGGGTGATTTAGATACAAAACCACGTAGTTTCATGCGTGAAACAATTACAGAAAAAGGCCCAGGCACATATAGTTTAGATTTAACTAAGGGTAGTGGTGAAGGTTTATTATCAGAAGCAGCTGAACTTTCAGGTGGAGTGACCAAAGTGGCAGGTTATGGTGAGCTTCCTTTAGGACAAGAACCAGTAGTAGCTGAAGCAAAGCCTATTATTGAAGAAGCAGCTATTCCAGAGGGTTCATTAGCTACTCCTGTAAGTGCCACAACTTTAGATAAAGTAGCACCACCAGGTAAAGACATACCACCAACTGAAGATGAGCTTGCCACATTAATTGCCAGTTTTACTCCAATGTCAACTAGTGGTAAGGAAGTTTATGAAGGTGTTATAACTGCTTTAAAGGGTATTGAGTTTGATAATACAGAAGATGCAAAAGTGTTATATCAACAACTCTCAGAAGATGCAGAAAAAGAAACTAAAATAATTGATGATTCAATTGCAGAAATTGCAGCAGAAAAGATGAAGCCCACTTTTGAGGGATGGAACAAATTTCTTGCAGTTTTAGGTGCAGCTATGGGGGCATACGGTTCAGCAATGACCGGAACTCCAAATTATGCATTGCAAATAATGAATCGAGCAATTGATGCAGACAGGGAACAGTTTCTTGCAAGTCAAGAGGTCCGTACCAAGTCATTACTTGAGCAACGGAAAGCTGTACTCCAAAGAAGATCTGATTTACTACAGTTAGGACTTAATGAAGCAGATAAAATGCTGAAAGTAGCACAAAATCAGCAAGACAAACAAATACAAATTGCTAATGTGCAAGGTGTTATAGATAAGATGGAGAATGATGCAATTAAAACTAAAAACGATCAAACATTACTCCTTATAGAAATTTTATCCAAAAAAGCAGCTGCAACATTATTAAGGGAAACAGCTCAAAAGAAAGATTCTCTTGAAAGAGAGATAGAACCAGTTACTTTAAAGGATGGTAAAGGAGAGTTGCACGAAATGCCTGCGTTTTTAGCAAAAACTAAAGAGGAAGGTGTAGCACTTAGAAAAACAAGCGGGTTTGGTTCCCAAATCCAAGATGTATTAAACAAGTTAGATGCCCTTGCTGATGAAAAAGGTGATTTACCATTATCTGCGATGGGACCAAAAGCTATTAGTGATACCAGGACAAAAGTTGCAGCCCTAGCAAATGAATTAATTATTAAACTTAAAGATTTCTATGGGATGGGTGCAAACTTTACTGTGTATGAGCAAGAACTGATACAAGCACTAACGCCTACTGATAAGTGGCTAGAAAAATGGGGTATGTGGAAAGTTAAATCTAATAATTTAAGAGACACAATTGTTAGAACACACAGAAGTATGGCAGCAGCTCAAGGTGCAAAATTTGCTCAAATGCCAAATGCTGCTAATAAAAAGAAACTAGGGCCAGGCATGAAAACAGGAGTGTCTAAATAAATGGCAAAACTTTACGATTACAGATTAGGTGCTGGTGTCCTGGTTGCAGATGAGCGTGTAGATGAACTTATCAGTAGCGGTAATTATTCATTCATAAAAGGTGACACAATCCATGTCACTGATGAATCCGGTCAAATATATAATGTACCTGCAGAAAATGCCCAGGAATCACTAAATCTTGGCTACACTTATGCACCAAAAGAGGTGGTGGATAAAGCCAGGATGCGCCAGGAAATTGAGGAATCACCCCTTACTTCTGCAGGTCTTGGATTAGCCAGGTCTTTAACTTTTGGACTTTCAGATGAACTTATATCTAAACAAAAAGGTGGCCTCACAAAAGAAGAAATACGCCTGCGCAGAGAAGTAAGTCCAATTGCCACCACCATTGGTGAAATTGGTGGATTAGTTACGCCTATGGGACTCACTGGGCTTGCATCCAGGGGTGCGCAGAAAGCTGCAACTGCATTACTGAAAAATACAGCAAGTGCAGCAGAACGTACCAAGAGACTTAAAACAACAGGTTCAGTATTAAATTCCAGGGTTGTAAAAGGTGCAGTGGGAGGTGCAGCAGAAGGCGCAGCCATTGGGACCATGTATGGCACTTCCAGCCAGCTGCTGGATGATCCAGAGAACTACCCCACCTTTTCAGATCATATCTATGCTGGTGCAGGATTTGGTTTGGTTGGAGGAGGGATTATCTCTGCAATTGGGGCTTCACTGAAAGGTGCAGGCGGGAAGTTTAAGAGGGAAGCACATAAAGCCTATTATCGTGCATTAGATCCAAAAAGAAAGGATACCAGGAGAGTTGGAGGAACTCAGGCAGCTATTAGGCTTGGTGAGAGAATAAAAGAGCTGGATGATAAAGGCATACTGAAAAACCTGGATGATGCAATTGAGCTGGAAGCAGAAATTAGTGAGACTCTGTTGCCTTTATATGGAGGAAAAATTGATGACTTAATTACTGAAGTTGAAAAAGCAATAAAAAAGTCTGGTCAATCTATGGATGATGTGCAATTTAACATCAAAAGAATTGCAGACCGGATGGAGAAGGATATTCTGACTGATGAGAAATCTTTTGGATTTAAAGGAATGCCCCAGGAAGATGCAATTGTTAATAAAATAAAACGTGCAAAAAAATCAATCCAGGCATTCCGTGACTTAACAAAAGGAAAAGAGACTTTAACTTTCAGGGAGTCGGAAAGATTGAAAACCTGGTATCAGAAAAACCTGGCAAATTACCAGAAGGAACCACTGGATTATGATTACTTCAATAGAATGGCATATATCATCCGTGATGAAAGTGAACTTGCCCTGGAAGCAATTAGTGCAAAGTTGTCAACAGTTAAAGGGTTTTCTCCACTGACATACCAGGAATTTCTGGAAGCAAAACAAATGTATGGATCACTAAAGCAGATCCGTGATGTAGCAGCAGAAGCGTCAGCAAGGCAAATGGTAAATGCCAGGTTCCCAATCACTTCCTACATTACTGCTGCACCATTAGCCGGTGGTGTGTTTGCAGGTGCTGAATCTGCACTTACAGGAGGACTAGGAGCAGCTGCCACTTTTGCAGGAACTGCACTGTTACGCAAATATGCAAAAGATAATGGTGAGTTGATCCTTGCCAGGACAATTGGCCGGTTATCAGATTATGGTGAGATGCTGAACTTTGCAGGCAAGTCCCAGGTGGCTATTGATAAATTTGTGCAGATCCTGGTAAGAGGAGGTGCAGCCACCACTATTAAAATAACGAACCCATTTCCAGACTCACCAAAAGGTACAGTAGAGAGGTACAAAAAACTAAAAGAAGATTTACAGGAAATAAACACAAACCCCCAAACATTATATACACGTTTAGATGCAATGTTGCCAGATGTTGAGGGAGATCAAACCATCAACCGTGAACTTGCCCAAACGATGGCCAACATTGTTGGGTTCCTCCAGGAGAAATTACCTGAAAACACTTCTGGAAGCCAGCTGCTGTTCAATAATAACCAAGTGCCACCAATGAACCAGATTCTAAAGTTCATGCGCTACGTGGACGTTCTGAATGATCCAAACAAGGTTCTGCAATTAGTTGTAGCTGGTCAACTGCTACCTGAACACATGGAGGCACTAAAAACAATATTTCCCAAACTTCACCAGGCACAGATAGAAGCACTTTTGGAAGGACTAACTGAGAAGGGGCTGCCACTGAAACTTAACCAGGCACAAAAACAAAGCCTGGGACGTTTCCTGAATACTGCAGCCAGCAGAATGTTTAGCACAGAATTTATCAAGAACACTCAGGGGGCATACGCGGAAGCCAGGGAGCAGCAGAGTAAAAACAAAGGCATGAATATGAAATTCCCAGACTACACAACAGCAGCTGGATCTGCCCAGGCATTATGAAATGGATCATCATCATGACCATTCAAGATCGTTATTTGGAGGGGGTGGAGATCCCCTGGAGAACAGAAAATTACTATTCTTTTGGGCCAGGTTTATAATTAGCATTGCGCAGGCAATCACCTTCATTTGTTTGATTTTGCTGTTATTCTACTCAGAAATACCCCAGGCCAGCAGGGACTTGGTGAATATTTTGATAGGAGCATTTGTGGGAGGTCTTAATTCTAGTCTAAGTTATTTCTTCAAAACATCAGATTTGGATAAAGATAAAAGATAAGGCTTAAATGGCTTTACAGAAAAAAAGAGTCATTGTGGATGATAATGGTAATAAAGCACAAACGGTATTCGAACATAACATTGTCAAAATTGGGACACCTGTTTTGGGAATACTCCTATTATCGATTGTCACGTGGCTTTTCCAGACGGTACTTGAAATTGATGAACAAATGCAAAAGCACAGTATTATGCTTGAACATCTTCACGAGGCAGAGGAACATTTTGGGGAACAAATGGAAGAAGTTGAAAAAACATTAACTGATCTCAGGATTAACGTAGGCCGCTTATCACATTGAGGTAATATGGAAGTAGCTTTGAAAGTTTTATTTGTTAGTACAGTAATTGCTGTCTCTGGGTTTTTCTTCTTGGCTATTTCTGGTTTACAGGCAAAACAAGGTCTTACTGACTACCAGGTTGGAGAATTAATAAAAGCAAATGAATTACACGCAAAGTTACTAGAAGACCAACGAATTTTGTTGACAGTCATAAGTGATAAACTTCATGCCCAATTTAACTGGTAAATTAATTATGCTGGCACTGGGGTTGTCATTATCTGCTTGCACAAGCTCAAATGGATTTGTGGGTAGTAACGAAATTGGCTATTGGGTTGATGGAAAACCCAGGAAGTGGTCAGTTTGGCAATGTGTGGAGTCATTAAAACCACACCGTAATAAAGAATGTAAATAGAATGTAAATAGGAGGAAAAAATGCCGTTTTTAATTCCAGTATTAACATCAACAATAACATCAATGATAACAGCACTTTGCACCCAAAAGGTCATTGAAAAAACATCCTTGCTTTTGCTTACCTATTTAAGCTCACGTACTACCAATACCGTTGATGATAAATTGGTGGCTATGCTCCAGGAAGCAATTGATGATAAGAATAAAAAAGCCTAAGTTTTGGATTTTAAAGCATTAGCTTTAATCCTAATCATTGTGGCACTTCTGGCTGCAATTATTTGGTTCACTCGCTGAGTGATCCGATGGGGATAACTAGGCGCAATTTTATTAAGTCAACATCTATAATTATAGTGGGGGGATTTATGGCAACAAAACATTTTACAGACCAGGAATTAATGTGCGGATGCGGATGCTTAGACTGTTATATGCAGCTGGATTTTATGGAAACCTTGGAGAAGATAAGAGTGGAGATGAACAGACCACTAAAATTGTCGAGTGCAAAACGCTGCTCTTCACACAACCAGGCCGTAAGTTCAACTGGTCCTAATGGGCCACATTGTGACCACGGAGACGGTGGACAGGCTTGTGATATTTTGATTTCGGGGGCCGATGCTCTAAGGCTTGTGGAGGTTGCCAAGAAGTATGGTATGACAGGAATTGGGGTGAAGCAGAATGGTCCTGCAGGCAAGAGATTCATCCATCTGGATAACCTGGGAAGCAACTACACTAAACTGACCGGAGGACCACGGCCCTGGTTGTGGAGTTATGCTTGAATGTCTGTACAAATGTCTGTACAATAAGGGGTGTCTGTACGTGTCTGTACAATGTTTTATGGGTTAAGTCACTGATATTGTTAGAAGGTGCGGGATTCATAACCCAGAGGGCGGGAGTTCAAATCTCCCCCCTGCTACCAGTAGTAGCAAGGGATTTGGAGTTTGAGGCTTTTTAGAAAAGGGCAATGTCTGTACAATGTCTGTACAAATTAACCATTTCCGTAAAGCACCTCATTAAGAACAGCTGTTGATTTCCTGGTTTGTTTCGGACACAAATGGGAGTATCTTTCCAGGGATTGAAGAGACTCATGCCCACCATGTGCTTTCATGGTCCACTCATCCACACCATTTTGTGCAAGGTATGAAAGACAGGTGTGGCGAAAATCATGCCAGTGAAACGATTCTGAGAACGATACAGAACCTTCTGCTTTTGCTTTTTCAGTTGCACGTTTTACTGCAGTCCTAAATGCGGTCCGTGGATTCTTTGGAAAGATAAGTTTGCTGGTGGATTCCAGTTTTCTTTCCAGTAGCATCATTCGTAATTTAGGCAAATTCTCAATATCCAAAACTCTACCCTTAGAACCATTCTTTAATCCATTTCTAAGCTGGTTTTTTTCATGGATTAGTTTAGTCTTACCCTTGACAATTTCTTTTCCACTAAAGACCGATCTGGCAAGAACCTTATTGAATAGAATTACGTTTTGGTCCTTGTCAAAACAATCCCAGGTCAACCCCTGCATTTCAGACCACCGGCATCCAGCTGCAAGTAAGAAATCACAAACATCTTCCAGGTCATCTGAGGTGGATAGTTTGATTTGCTCTTTAAGTCTTTTCAGCTCATCTGGTGAAAGATAACGGTTGCGCTCATTATCCAGATCCATTGCTTCAACATCTTTTGATACATCATTAGTTACCCAGGCAGGCCGAACTCTAAATTTTTTGTTTTTGCCTGCTCCAAATCGAAACGCTGACTTTAAACATTGAACACGGTTATTAATTGATGATGCAGCCAATTCTTTATTAATCAGCTTATCTTTAACATCCTCAATATGGTCTGCAGTAATTTCGTTCAATGTAAGATGACCGATTTCCGGTTCCCAAATTTCACGCAAATCCTTCTCATAGCGTTCAGAGTTTTTTAATGATGGCAGCACCGTATCAACATACTTATTAATGAGTTGTGCCACGGTACGTTCACCAGGCTTCACTATAACTGCTTTCCCATCTTCCTTATTATCCAACTCTGCAATCTTTTCATTGCGCTTTCCGTGGATTTTCCCAAACTGGTCATTGTCTGGCAGATCACTGACCAGGCACAAAAATGGGCGCAACGGTCTTCCAATACTTTGCGGAATTATTGCACGCACCTGGACACGATTTGTAGGCAGCTTCGGTATGTCTTTTACATTGTATTTCCTGGTATCAACTGGCAGGAGCATAAAATCACCACCCAGTGCTTTATTGCCAGGGAATTTTTTTAAGTCTTTTAGATTAATACTCATTTTTCTCTCCATTAGATTGTGGAAAAATGTATTCTCCATTATATTCAGGAATCAACTCATCAAATGCTCCTTCAGCAATTGTATTCCCATTCTCCTTATACATATCAATAATGTTTTGTTTCAACTCCTCCTCAGTTTTTCCTCTATTCCAGGAAAAATCCATTAACCATTCAATCCTTCTTTTTAATTTTACTTGAGTTTCTTTTGCCAATTTCTTTTCTACAGCATCTTTTAATTTTGCATTTGGCATATCTATTATTATTTTACTCATTTTCTTCTCCTTTAGTTAAAATTATAAACAATATCAATTATTTCGGGGGGGGGGGTGGTTTCCCACTCACCTTTTTTTTATCAATCATGGACCTTTGTTCTTCTTCCATTTCAGATAAAAGTTCTTTGTTCTCACGCAAAAGCGTTTTCAACTCATGCAATAGTGCTTTCAATTTCATGTGTCCTGCCTTCCGATTGCTGGTTTAATTTTTCTAGCCGGTTTACATAGTATTCCAGCTTAGATATTAAATCCAGAGCATCATCCAATTTCGCCTGAACTGTTTCCAATGTGGCAAGGGAGTTTCCATCTCCTTTGCTGGTCCACATTCCCGCCTGTCCCTTTACTAACCAGTTCAAATTCATGCCTGCTTCTGCAAATCCCTTGAGCAGTGTTGCAGACACACCCTTCTTTTGGTTAGTAATTACTGATGCAAGATAGTTGGGTGTAACCCCAATCAGTCTTGCCATCTTTGAGGAGTTTCCACCAAGATCTTCAATGGCTTCCGTGATCCTCTTTTTTATTAATTCATCTTTCATAATTATTTTAAAGAAAAATTAAAAAAGTGTTGACAACCCATTACCACGGTGATAATTTTGTGTCTCATGGATGTGCTTAATGCCTTGTTACAACCATGAGTGTATATTATCTGATACTTTGTTGCAACTGTCAAGAAAAAAGATTACACATTAAATCAGTATGATAACAGCAACCCATTGATATAGAAGGGAAAGAAAAATGAATAATAGTGGAAAAAAGACAAATTTAAAATGGATGATGAAAGATTTAGGAATCAGTATGCAAAGTGTAGCAGATAATGCTGGTGTTTCAAAAGCAGATGTTTCCAGGGTCATGAATGATGAAATGGAGGAGATTGTAATAAAAACTGTTACCAGACTCTGTGCTGATAAAAAACGTGCTACAGAAAAGAGACACAATAAAATCCTGGCAGAATGTAACTGATGGATGCTGAAGATAAAAAACTACTGAGGGAACATTCTCAGAAGATGGCAGATCTGCAGAATGATTTCCAGATGTTTTACAAAATTGTAAAACAGATCCTACCTGAAATTGAACACACCAAAACATTGACCAGGTTGGAAAAACGTATGAATGATTCCAGGAAAAAAATGAAAGTTGACCTGGTATGAAACGCAAAAGCAGAAACTGGAAGTGCAGCCACCAGTGTAAATACCACGAACTATGTGACAGGTATGATGGGCGTGGTGGGAATCACAAAGCATACTGTCTGCCAGACTTCCTGAGATATGGATTTGTGGAGAAGGGGAAGTGAGAATATTAAATTTATATTCAGGGTTAGGCGGGAATAGATCAGCTTGGGGTTATTATGAAGTTACTGCAGTTGAGTCTAACCCAAAAATTGCTGCAGTTTATCAAGACAGGTTCCCTCAAGATAATGTGGTTGTTGGTGATGCCCATGAGTATTTGTTAAAGAATTTCAACGATTATGATTTCATTTGGTCATCCCCCCCCTGTCAGACACACAGCAGTTTCAGGCATAATCTTTGTGTCAGATTTAGAGGTACAGAAGCAGTTTACCCAGACATGAAATTGTATCAAGAAATTTTATTGCTTCAGCACAATTCAAAAGCATTGTTTATTGTTGAGAATGTGACTCCATATTATAAGCCTTTAATAAGTCCAAATGGTAAAGCAGGCAGGCACTTAATATGGTCAAATTTTATTGATGGTGAAATTGATATTTCAAAAAAGCCAAAATTAAGAAATGCACAAATTCCTGAGTTACAAAAATATCACAATATTGATTTATCAAAATATGATTTGAAAGGATTGAATAAAAGGCAGTTATTAAGAAATTGTGTAGATGCAGAGATTGGGGGAAAAATATTACGAAAAATTTATGACAGAAACTGAAGCACAGATCCAGAAAGCAATTATGCAGTGGGGGCAGTATAAAAAGGTACTGATGCACCGTATTAAAAATAATTTTAAGTTACTGATATTATTATTAAATAAAACATCAAAACCCCTAACTTACTGTAATCATTAAATATTTAGCTTGACACTGATATTCGACTTTGATATAATAGATTTAGGATAATCAGAAATGTATCTGGTTATTCCATTAGAATGTTCTTTGCCAATCTAATAAAGGAGAAAGAGATGAAAAAAGGTTTTTGTGTCGGATATGAATGGGTGCTAGAAGTTCTTACGATTGATGATAATGGAGATGTTTTGGAAAGAGAACCGTTTCAATCTAAAGAAATTTCGATGCCAGAGAATCCAGGCGAAGTCTATTTTGAAGAAGATGGAAAACAAAAAATGACAGACGAACTCTGTTTAGTCAGGGATGTTTGGGATACTGAGTTCGGTGATCTTGAAGACAGAACATGGGCTTATGTTGAAACAAAAGATGAAAACGGTAAATGGATTCTGCCGGAACATTTTGACAATGGGGTTAAAGTGCCTAAACGATTCCATAATGAATTATTCAAAATACAATGAGAAGGTGAAAGAAACTGAAGCCCAAATACAGAAAGCAATTCTGCAGTGGGGTGCATACAAACGCATACTGATGCACCGTATCAATGTGATAGGCACACCGCTGCATAAGAATGGCCTGACAGTTTACCGGCCCAGTACCAACCGTGGTATGGCAGACATACACGCCACTGTCCTGGTTGGTGATATTCCGGTATCAGTGTGGCTGGAAGTCAAAACAAAGAAGGGCAGGATCTCAGAGAACCAGAAAGCATTTAATGATGTTATTGCAGCTGCTGGTGGATTTTACTATGTGGTCAGGTCTATTGATGATGTGGAACTTGTCGTTGCAGAAGTCAGGCAGAAAACGTTTACAAAAATGAGTGCAGCAATACCGTTTTAAACATTGGACAGTCTCAGGCGGGGCAGTGGAGGGAATATTCAGGTGTAAGGTGATTCTGGAGTATTCAGGCAGGACTGTCCATTAACTAGGAAGAGAAATGATTAAAGAAAACCTAACCCTGGAGGATTACCACAAGCTGGAGCCAAAATCTGCACACTTCTTAATGGATGTGATGGAGAAAAATTGCAGCAAGGCAGTGCGTAACCAGGAACATCCAAAGAAACCTACAAAGGCAATGCAGAATGGCACGCTGATTCATACTGCAATTGAACTAAGGGGAAATTTGACCTGGGATATTGGAGATTATTATGTCCAGGAACCACCAGACATAAATAAGAGGACCAAAGCAGGGAAGCTGGAGCTGGAAGAGTTTCACAAATCCATTGGTGACAAAATAGTAATTACTGAGGATCAGTGGGACATGGCAGTGGGCTGCATGGAAGCAGCCTGGTCTGATATATATGCAAGACCATACCTGGAAGCAGCAAGGTTTGAACGCAGCGGGTTTACCAATATAAAGGGTGTGGATGTAAAGGCCAGACCAGACCTGGATTGCTATAAGAAACAGAGAACCCTGGTGGACATAAAGACCAGGCAGAAAGATAAGTCTGATGAACCATCTTGGACCAGGGATTGGTGGAACAGCAAGACATATATACAGGCAGGTTTACAGCTGCTGGTTTGGGAGAAACTGAATATGCCCTGTGAGCATTATTATTATCTACTGGTGGAAACTGAAGATCCATACGATACCAACCTGGTAGACCTGGGTGAAGAGCTAATGGAGATTAGCAAGGATAGAACAATTGAAGCATTGGAGAAATGGAAATCATGGATTGGCGCAGGCTCGCCAAAAGGTTATGGACAACCGCAAAAAATGCAAACAAAACCGTGGTACAGAAATCACGAACTCACCCTGTAAGGCAGTGTCCATATTGTGGGAAGGATGTGGTTTCACGTGGATACCAGGTAAAGCGGTATTGCAACAACATCTGCTACCAGAGATTCCAGCGTGCAAGGACAAAAAAGCGCAGAGCAGAAAGGCTCTGCCTGGAGTGCGATAAGGTTTTTACGCCAAAAAGAGACAACCATTTTAGATGCTCAGATCACTGCAGGAAAACTTTTCAAGCAAGGTATTTAAAGCAGAACCGGATCAGATACAAAAGCACCAGGGAGAGACACCCCTGCAAGTTTTGCGGGCAGCTGTTTGTACCATTGCATTACCTTACAATATTTTGTTCTCCACCCTGTAAACGTGCGCATGAAGCAACTATCAAAGTTAAACCAAAATTAACAATAGAACCAACCCAAAGAGAAATTACAGAAGATGACCTGTCCACCAGTAATCATGCAGCTGCAATTGCAGAGTTCAAAGCAGCTGGTGGGAAGGTAAAAGTGTATCCTACGCTGCCAAGTCCAAAGATTCAAAATACTGGAGCAAGCAAAGGTGCAGAGTGGTCCATCAAATCTAATATTGATGACCTGGATGATGAATACAATGATGTATTCAATATGAAGAACTAACCTAAAAGATGAAATAACTAGAAGGAGAATGATATGAGTTTTGATCCAATACCGGAACCAAGTATGTCATCAGATTATCTGAAGATAAATCCAGATGAGAAGCACCGTATCCGCATTATGGACATTTATCCAGGGATGGGAGTCCTGGGGTGATGATAACAAACCGCATAGAATGCCGTATATACTAAACCAACCATGTCCAAAAGAGTTGAGGGATCTGGACAGGGATGGCAAACCAAAGCTGTTTTGGATGTTCACTGTCTGGCACGTTGGTGAGGAAAAGCCAATGGTGTTTGAAGTAACACAAAGCACAATTAAAACTCCAATCCTGGCATATGCCAATAATCCAGCCTGGGGTGATCCATCGCATTATGTCCTGGAGATTGGCAGGACCGGTTCTGGATTAGAAACAGAATATACAGTGATTGCAGAACCACCATCCGAACCACCACCTAAAGCTGTTACTGATGCAATGAAGGATGCAATGATTGATTTGCGTGTAGTGTTTGATGATGGTAATCCCTTTGGTGCATTGGCAACCAATGACCAGGAAAACATTAGGCGTTTGCGTGAGCAGGGTGAGCCGATTCCTATGGGTGCAGAAGTAAGTAGTGTAAGTAGTGTAGGCAGCGTTGCCAGGGATGCAGTCGAAACACTTAAAGCAGCAAAGGATAAAGCTGAAGGACTTGCACCTGAAATGGAAGGTAAAGTACCGTACTAAAAACTGTATATACAGGGGCTATACAGGAAATGAAAATTGAAAGGAAACATGGATGTTGACAGGCAAAGTTTTATCATTTATAAGAACTTTTATGAGCCGATTAAGCACCTGAATAATACAGATTTGGGTAAGCTGTTCAGGGCAATATTTGAGTATAATTTATCTGTAGATGGTACTGAAAAAGTAAATGGGTATGTGGTCCCACCAGAGGTGAAAATACCTTTTGAGTTCTTCAAAAATCAGTTCAACCTGGATGATGCCAAGTGGATGAAAAGAGTTAAAGCCAGCAGGGAGAATGGATTGAAGGGTGGAAGACCACCACAACCTAGTGAACCTACTGGGTTAGTTGGGTTAGAAACGGAACCTGAAAAAGGCGATACTGTTACTGTTACTGTTACTGATACTGTAACTGGTACTGTTACTGAAAATGAAACTGAAAAGGATTTAAAAGAAATACAAAAGAAAAGTTTTGATGTGTGGTGGTCAGATTACAGGGGAAAAAGTTGGAGGGGAACTGGTGGAGTGAAAAGTACAGCAGCTAAAAATTATGCTGCCTGTCTCAAGAAATATTCTCCAGAGCAAATACAAAAGGCTACTGATAATTATCTGCAGCATTGTAGAACATCCAGATCATTCCACAAAGATCCTGAGAGATTTGTTGATCCGGTTAAGAAGATGGTGGAACAGTGGCTGGACTTTACACCACCACCAAAACAGTCTGCTGAACCAGACAGGTCTGCTCCCATAGAAAAATCATGGAAGAACCAGATAGATACCGTTAGGCGTTTACTGCACGGTAAGAATAAACAGCAGGCACAGGAGGAGTGGGGGAAGATACCAACAGCCTGGAAGGATAACTTGAAGATCCAACAGATGTTTGCAGAGAAAAACTAAAAGTGACATTCAAGTTCAGTTTCTCAAATTTCGGTGATAGTGTTAAATTAACCCCAAAACCCTTTGATGCGAGGACAAGATGAATCCAGTGCAATTCAGGAATTCTACCGCTTATATCGTTGGTGGAGACATTGAAGCAGATGTGACAGGAACAACAATTGATGCAGGACAATTCCGGAAAGTCTGCATGGTTGCAGTAAATACCGGCACTAACTCACCAGCTGGTAATATTTATATCCAACATTCAAACGACGACAGTACCTGGGTAAATGGTACAACAGCTGCCGTTGCTGGTGCTGAAACTAATCTCCTGGAAGATGATCTGTATGCAAGATATACCAGGTTCTTTTACGATGTTACCAGTGGTGGTGCAACTGCAACCATTGCTGTGACCTACACGCTCAAGAGCTAGACCTATGCCAAAGATTAAAAAAGGTAAAAGCAAAGGGGTAGGCGCAAACGTAACGAAAGCTGAAAGAAAGATTGCTAATGCTTTCCCAGGTTCAAGTGTGAGAATAACTGATATGTTTGGTGCAAACTATACTCCGTACGAAAAGAAACTGTTTAAGAAAACCAAAAGACCACTCAGGAATGGTCCGAGGTAGCTGATGCCAAAAGTAGTGGAGAAGTTAGCAAAGAAACTCAGGAAGAAGGGTAAAAGCAAATCCTCAAGCTATGCGATTGCTACAGCTGCATTGAAGAAACGCAAGAGGAAGAAGTGAAGAAACGCAAGAGGAAGAAGTGAAGAAACGCAACTACCGCAAAGAGTATGACACATACCACAAGAAACCAAAGCAGCGTAAGAATAACAATGCCAGGCACAGGGCAAGATACTCAATGAAGCTGAAGCCTGGTGATAAGCGTGAGGTGGATCACAAAAGACCACTGAGCAAAGGTGGAAGCAACTCACGCAAGAATCTGCGCCTGGTCAGTCGAACCACAAACAGAAGGAAAGCTGCAAAGTGAAAGCATTTGAAGTGACTGAGGAAGTATTAGCTGAAGCTGAAGAGTGTGGTGCGTTAGGCTTAAACCTGGAACAGACTGCACTGTGCCTTGGTGTGAATCCCAGTACGTTGTATCGCAATAAGGTTAAATCTGGGGCTTTGCAATCTGCTCTTACACGCGGGCAGGCGCGTGGTATTAGGAATATGACCGGATGCTTGAGGGACCAGGCAGAGTCTGGAAACACTCACGCTACGATGTTTTACCTGAAGAACCGTGCAGCGGATCAGTGGGCTAATGATCTCCAGAATGTGGCTAAAATACAGGTTAATCTCTCTAGAATTAGCGATTCTGAGCTGCTTAGTGAACTCAGGGATGATCCTGCACTACTCAAAGTTGTAAACGCACAACAAATAGAAGAATAATGATAAATTTTATATGTGCGATAATGTACGTTTAACGTACATATGATGTTTATCAACATCCATGAGTTGTGATATTACACAAATGGTACAGACATTGTACAGACATTGGGGTTATGACTGAGAAAAGTTCAACAATAACAAAGAGTTCACCTGCCAACCTCGGGATTGTTTATCCCACGGTCCGTAATACTGAAAGAATTGGTGTGCTTTTACGTAAGATTGAACCGGATGAGCGTGCGCTGCGCTTTGTGCTGGATTCCTGGTGCAAAACCGTTGCAGCAGAGCCTCCCTGGAATTTCAGCACCCCCCACCATACTCCACCCCTACCCCACCCCTTACTGATTTATGAACACGACACACTCCTCAAAAAAATAATCCGCAATTCCACCATCACGCTTGGGTGTGATCCAGATGATCCCGATACGGTGTGGGGTTATATCTGCACCGATGATAATTTGTTGCATTTTATCTATGTAAAGAGTGCATTCCGTGGATTTGGGATAGGCGGGTGTTTATTGAGGTCAGCAGACTTGCCTGGCAGCAATGTTATCACTTCACACCGGACACAGAGTTTGTTTGTTGCATTCCCTGGAGTCCGTTTTTTATGGAACCCTTACAGGATGATTTATGGAACTTGAGCGAGTACATTTACTGAGGATCTTGCAGATGCCAGGAGGCACTTCTGAGATACTTTTGCGTGGAGAGAAGAACGGCACTGATACTAAACTTTTCTACACAGAGGGAATGATTTGTGTGAAGCGCAATGTGCAGGGTGTGAGTCACACCAGGTTGGTTCCTTTAAACAACGTACAATCTATGGAAGAATATGGCGGGCAATCCACTAAAAAGGCAGCGCAGGGAAGCAGCAAACGATCTGAACTGGAACAGGGAAAAGCGTCTTCTGGTGGAAGAGGCCGTCCGAAGAAAGCGGGCTAGGGACCAGGTACGCAACAAGCTGAAGGACTTATGCGGAGGTTTGGAAAATTCTCTGCATCCATTTCAGAAAGTATTTTTAGATTCCCCCAAAAAAAAGAAATTAGCGAGGTGTTCCAGGCGTGCAGGGAAAACGCATCTGGCTGCAGTGGGGTTAATTTCTGCAGCAGTGAATAATGACAATTTGCTGGTTCCATATATCACCCTGTCAATCAAGAATGCAAGGCGTATTGTCTGGACCACTTTGAGGGAGATTGAGAGACAGTTTGCTTTTGGAATGGAGTTCCTGGAGAACAGTTTAACGGTCCGGTTTCCCAATGGTTCTCAGATCATAATGGGAGGCTGCCAGGATGCAAATGAGATTGAGAAGTTCCGCGGACCTAAATACGCTTTAGCAGTAATTGATGAAGCACAGAGTATCAAGAGTTCCACTTTAGCCACTTTAATTGATGATATTTTAGAACCAGCAAGTTTGGACTTAGACGGTGCAATCTGGATGTTTGGAACACCAGCTGCAAGTGCTGCAGGATTTTACTATGACTGCGATAATTTAGAGA